TTCACGAGATATACCAAGTAACCAAACAGGAGATATAAAAAATGAAATACTATGTAAGCATGGCAACGGGATACTTTGACGATAACCCCAAAGAAAGTGAGCGGGTAGATAGTTACGAAAAAGCGCAAGACATATTCAGCGAATGGCTAGACACTGCGTTATCGTATGAGGTGGAACACTCGCCTTATATGTGGGGTGACTGGGAATATGAAAAGGCAAGAGAAGATATCGCAAGACATATGTTCATTAACGAAGAGGAGTAACAAAAAATGAAACTACATCACACAAAATACAAGCAGAATATTATCAACTATCTGTTAGACGAGAACGACACAACACCGCAGGAGATAATGGAGAGGTTCGAGAGTGAGTACGGCTGGAACATAGAGCGAAAGGGCAGACGGGAAGCCATGATTGAGTGGCTATCGGGTCTCGCTTTAATGATGCCATGCTACCATGACGAAATCATAGACTTTGCAATCGAGATGGGGAGCATTGACGAGAACCCAACCGAGAAACAGAAGAACAAAATCATAGAAAACTATTTCCCATTCATGGCGAATATAATCTTATCAATGGAGGTGTAATCATGAACATTCAAATAGAAATCAAAAACCATTACGGTAATACGATGTACTATCCCGCTTGCGATAAGTCTAGGCTACTGGCTAGACTCGCAGGCACTAAGACGCTGACATTCGAGGCGATACGTACTATCAAGGAGCTAGGATACGCAGTGCAAATTAAACTACCAGAATTGGAGATATAACCATGAGAAAACTATCACTACCAACACGAAAAGAAATTGACTCTATCATATGGTCAGGAGAGGATAAGACGGAGCTATTCTGTCACGTCTACGAGGCGATAGAAGCGTTAGAGCTAGCGTCTGAGTTTCTTGATGCGGTCAAATGCTATGAGCGAGAGACCTACGACAGAGCCAGCGACGCATACGACGAACAACAATCGGAGGTGTAACCATGAACACAACATGCAGAGGTATCTTGCCAACGTGGCCGGATAGCATCAAGATCAACGACCACACAATAGAGCTAGACAGGAAAGAAGAATTAAGATTAAACGATGAACCACAGGAAGTTATTGACAGAGTGTTCACCGTCACTAACGAGTGGGATGAGGTTTATACGATTACTTTCCGTGAATATGTAAACGAACCAACCCTCTTGTACTGGATAGAGAATGAAGACGAAACGCTGATAGAACACAAGAGCGTTAAGTTCAACTGTCGTGGTGATGTGATTAACTTGGATAATCACTTTGGCATGGTGCTTGAATGTCTCAAGGCGCAGGGATTCTTATTATCGGGGAGTCGTTACGATGTTTATAGATGATGATGAGGATGAGGGCTTCTTCTTGGAGTCCTCGTTCATAGTGTGGCAGAACAAACTGGTGGGGACTATGTTCCTCACCGAGGAAGAGGCAGTCAACGAGTGGAAGAAACTAACCAAAGACTTAACAGACAAGGAGATTAGCGACAGCGAGATAGACATACAGGAGTTAACGCAGACACAGACCAACGTGTTTTTCTTTGAGAGTTCAACAGCAACGATACAGTAGGTGGAAGTATGATAAAATTAATCGGTAAACTACTGTTATATTTGTTCCTTGGTTGTAGTATGTTCATGACTGGGTTATTAATTTTAATGTTGTTGATCGCAGGCTACTTAGGATTGGAGTGGATATGGGTAAACTGGATATAATTTTATGGATTGGGTTCGCCCTTTATGTATGGGTGTGTTACTATTTAGTGGCAGGACTTTATGGATTCTAAAGGAGGCAATATGCTAGAAGATAAAGAACCGTTTGAGCAAGGCAGGACTGACAGCTATTACCGCAGACCACCTAGAGGTAGTGTGTTGTATGTCAACCCCCGTGAGATAGCAGAGTATGAGACGGGGTACGATCACAACGAGGCATGCGGTGAACACAAAGACTTTGATGAATGGGATATGGAGGTAACAGAAGATGAAGGTTGAATTGATAACACACATGGGCAGTGACTTGACTGTCGTTAATGCCGCACGAGTTAGCTTTGATAAGCAACACGACAAGCTAATGAACTCTGACTACAACTTGATCAAGTACCTAGCAAAGCACAGGCATTGGACTCCCTTTGCTCACTGCTTCTTACAGTTCAGAATAACAGCACCTATCTTTGTAGCAAGACAGCTAGGAAAGCACCAGATAGGCCTCACATGGAACGAAGTGTCACGCAGGTATGTCAACCATGACCCTGAGTTTTGGGACGCTGAGACGGGCTGGAGAGAAGCGACAGAGGACAAGAAGCAGGGCAGTGGCAAGCTCTCTAACTTTCAGCCTGACATGTACCGTTCGTTAGACATCGTGAACAAGACATGCTTGTCTCATTACAGGCAAGCTCTTGACATGGGTATCTGTGAGGAGCAGGCACGAGCATTACTACCACAATCGATGATGACTATGTGGTGGTGGTCGGGTAGTCTGTATGCTTTCGCTCGTGTGTGTCAGCAACGCATGACTGATGACGCACAGCACGAAACAAAGCAGATAGCGCAAGCTATTGACAACCACTGCAAAACATTGTACCCTATCTCTTGGCATGAGTTAAGAGGTTACGACATAGGAGAAGGCTAATGCGCTGTACATCTTGTAATAAAGTATTATCACCATACGAGGCAAGCATCAGATCCATTGAGAACGAGGAGTACACGGACTTGTGTACCTCTTGTATCTCATCACTCGACGGTGATCTAAACGTCATAGGCAACCCGTCTCTCAAACATGAAAGTGAAGTAACAAGAGATGAGTTCGATGACATCTATTTTGATATTGACTTTGACAACAACCACTAGGAGGTAACATGTACGACGATGAATACTACGACCAAGACGGACACCAGTACCACGAACAGGTAGCCTTACTGGAATCGTACCACGTGGGATTAATCTCTAATCTACAAGATGTACTTGACAACGATGATTACCCTGTTGATATAATAGCAGACTCTCTTGAGTCATCATTCCGCAAGCGTGGGTATACGTTAGTCTCGAACGAGTTGATAAATAAACTATTGACAGATAGTTAAATCCATGCTAAAATCTATTACTTAGTTATTAAGTAATTATTATTATTAATTATTAATTATTATTATATATTAACTATGACACAAACTAAAACACATCAACCGTGTGATGACTGTGGTTCATCTGATGCCCTGACTTACTACGAGAACTCAAGCTACTGCTTCTCGTGCCACAAGCAGACTTGGTTTGACGATGATAAGCAAACATCTAACAGGAGTAACATGACACTTGTAACCAACGACCTATCAACACCGCCACCTGATGCCGTATCCCGTACGATAGCAAGCCGTGGTATTACCAAAGCGACGTGCGAAAGATACGGTGTCGTTGAGGACAAGCACCAGTATTGGTTTCCGTACCATGACGATGACGGTATCGTGGCATACAAACGACGTAGCAAAGCGGAGAAGAAGTTTAATATCACAGGTCAGTGGCGTGATGCTAAACTCTTTGGTCAGCAACTGTTCAACAAGGGTGGTAAGTACGTCACCGTAGTTGAGGGTGAGGCTGACTGTCTTGCTACGTTTCAGATGCTAGGTTCTAAGTACCCTGTCGTATCTATCCGCAACGGTGCAGGTTCAGCAGGCGCAGATGTCAAGGCTAACTACGAGTGGCTTGATAGCTTTGATACTATCGTCGTGTGTATGGACAACGATGACAATGGTATTGAAGCATCGCATCAGATCGCTGATGTCTTTGGCTCAAAGGTCAAGGTGTTCAAGCATGATCCTGAGTTCAAGGATTCGTGTGACTACCTGAGTCGTGGCGATGAGAAGCTGTACTTTGATAAGTGGTGGCAGGCTGAACGCTTTGTACCTGATGGTATCGTGGATGGTTCTACTCTATGGGATGAGGTATGTAAACCTATGGAGAAAGCACTGGTCAGCTATCCCTTTGAGGGGCTGAACAAACTGACGTACGGTATCCGTGAGGAACTGGTCACCATTACCGCAGGTAGTGGGCTTGGTAAGTCACAGTTCGTACGTGAGCTAGTGTTCCATGTACTCAACAACACAACGGATAACATTGGACTGATGTTCTTGGAAGAGTCTACGAGAAAGACAGCACTGTCAATGATGTCACTCCATGCTAACAAACCGTTGCACCTACCCGATACACCACACTCTGTTGAAGAGAAACGTGATGCGTTCGAGGCTACGCTAGGTACAGGTCGTATGTTCTTGTTCGATCATTTCGGATCAACGGACATTGAGAACATCCTCAATCGTGTACGCTATCTGGCTAAGGGGTTGGGTTGTAAGTACGTGTTCCTTGATCACGTTAGTATCGTTGTATCAGCACAGTCTGATGGCATGGGCGACGAGCGAAAAGCTATCGATTCAATCATGACTAAGCTACGTATGTTGGTACAAGAGACTGGTATCTCTCTGTTCGTAGTGTCACACCTCAAGCGACCTGATGGTAAGGGGCATGAGGAAGGGGCAGCTACATCCCTGTCACAGTTACGTGGCTCTGGTTCTATCGCACAGCTATCTGATATTGTGCTTGGGTTAGAGCGTAACGGACAAGACCCTGACGTGATGGAGAGACACACCACCCATGTACGTGTACTTAAAAATAGATTCTCTGGTCTGACTGGGCCAGCGTGTCGATTGCTTTATGACTTAGATTCTGGTAGAATGTTAGAACGTAAAGACCTAGAGGAGAATTCACTATGAAAGCTAAGTATCTTTTAGTTGGCGAAACGTATGGTTGGGAAGGTGTTTGGTGGGAAGAAGTAATAGCAACAGGAAACAAAAAAGAAATGCAAGAGAAGTGTGATAGAATTTCTTATGATAATCACGCAGGTGAGTTACGTAATTTGAGAGTAGAAAAAGAGGAGAATTACTATGTCTATTAGTATGAAAGACTTTGAAGAACACTTAGAAAATAATCCACACATCTATCCTATGTTCAAGAAGTTTGCACTTGAGGCAGCTAAGTATCGTGATAGGTTCTCTGCTTCAGCTATCATTCACCGCATACGATGGGACACTGCACTCTATGAGAGTGGTAGCAAGTTCAAGCTAGCTAATCATTGGTCTCCCTTCTATGCCAAGAAGTTTATGGAAGAACATCCTGAGCATCAAGGTTTCTTTAAACAGTACAAGAACTTTGAGGATATCAAACATCTGGATGAGGAATTATGAGAGAGATTATTATTGACATCGAGACTGACAGCACAGCATCTAAGATATGGTGTGCTGTTACTAAGAACTTAACAACACAAGGAGTGCAACTATGGACAGAGGCAGCACCATTACAAGAATATTTAGCAGAAGAAAGCATACTGATCGGTCACAATATAATCGGGTTCGATTTGCCAGTGCTAAAAAAGAGATGGGGCATAGACACAAGCAAGCATCAGCTAAAAGATACTCTGGTCATGTCAAGACTACAAAACCCACAGAGGGAAGGCGGTCACTCGCTCAAGTCTTGGGGTCTAAGACTGGGAAACTACAAGGATGAGTTCACAGACTTTGATGGTGGTCTTACTGAAGAGATGGTCAGCTATTGTAAGCAGGATGTATCAGTCACTGAGTCACTATACAAGCGTCTTGCTCCTGATCTATTGGACTGGGGTGAGTCACTTGATATTGAACATCAAGTCGCTTCTATTATTAAGGAACAGGAAGAAGCAGGATTCAAACTTGATGTCAAGAAAGCAATGGGACTTTTGGCAGACTGGAGGAAAAGACTACACGAAATTGAGGAAAGACTACAAGAAGTTTTCAGACCTATTGTAATCAAGAGGGTCAGTGAGAAAACAGGTAAGCCACTCAAGGACAAAGTAGAAGTATTCAATCCCGGATCACGCAAGCAAATAGCAGAACGCTTGATGGGTCTTGGCTGGAAACCTAAAGAGAAAACAGAGAAAGGATCGGTGATTGTAGATGAGAAAGTATTGGCAACTATTGACAGACCAGAAGCTCGCCTCATTGAAGAGTACCTACTCATACAAAAACGGGTGGCTCAAGTTGAGAAATGGATTGACTATGCTGATCAGTCCGACAGGGTACACGGTAAGGTCATCACGAACGGAGCAGTCACAGGAAGAATGACACACAGCAGTCCTAACATGGCACAAGTACCACGGGTAGGTAGTCCGTATGGTGCTGAGTGTCGTAGTTGTTGGACAGTGGATGAAGATAATGTACTCGTAGGTATTGATGCGTCTGGTCTTGAGTTACGTATGCTTGCACATTACATGCGTGACGATGACTACACTCGTGAGATACTTGAGGGTGACATCCATACAAAGAACATGATTAGTGCTGGGCTTGAGAAGAGAGACCAAGCTAAGACTTTCATCTATGCTTTCTTGTATGGTGCTGGCCCTGCTAAGGTAGGTAGTATTGTAGGCGGTGGTGAAGCAGAAGGTGCTGCGTTAATAGCCAGCTTCCTTGACAACACACCTGCTCTACATAAACTTAAAGACAAGGTTAGTAGGCTAGCTAAACGTGGTTGGTTGCCTGCGCTCGATGGTCGTAAGCTACACGTACGTCATCAGCACTCTGCACTTAACACTTTGTTGCAGGCAGCAGGAAGTATTTGTATGAAGAAAGCATTAATACTATTGCATGATAAACTAAAATGTGGTATAATGCAAGGCTCGTTTGTTGCTAATGTTCATGATGAGTGGCAGATCGAGACTAAGAAGGAACATGCCGAAGCTGTAGGCCAGCTAGGTGTGCAGGCAATTCGGGATGCAGGACTCGCACTAGGGCTACGCTGTCCACTCGACGGTGAGTTTAAGATAGGTACTAATTGGGCAGCAACACACTAAGGAGAAGTAAAATGCAAGACTTAAAACCGATAAAGGTAAAAGCCGATATCATGTGGGCTTTCCTTGATACAAAGAACCAGATGTCAGAGAAGTATCAGGTTGATCTATGTAACCTGTCTGACGTGGCTGTGTCTGCACTAGAGGACGCAGGTATTCAAGTGAAACGGAAAGATGATAAAGGTTTCTATATCGTCGCCAAGTCTAAGAAGTATCCTATCCGCACCGAGATGTCAGATGGTTCAGGTGTTGATGGTAAGGTAGGCAATGGCTCTAAAGGAGTGGCATGGATTAAACCGTACGCTTACCAGTTCAAAGGTAAGACTGGTGTATCTCCAGGTATCAACAAGCTAGTCATTACTGATTTAGTATTGTACTCTGCTGATGATATTGCTCTTGATGACAACATAGAAGAGGCACTCTAAATGGATACTCCGTCAATGCAGAAGGTCAAAGCTCTCATTGACGGAGACATCCTAGTCTATAGGATAGGGTTCTCCGTTGATGATCCAGAGGAAGAGAAGTTTGCCATAAGTAGAATGGGACACTTCATTGATAACCTCCTTTCGGTTGATGGTGTTGATACTTTCTCTGGTTACATTACAGGCAGCACTAACTATAGACAAGAGTTATCCACCGAGGGAAAGTACAAGGGCAATCGTGAGAACGCACGTAAACCTATTCACTATGATGCCCTTAGAGAATACTTGTTGGATAAGTGGTGCTTTGAATTGATAGAGGGTGAGGAGGCTGACGATGCTATTGGTATCGCAGTATATGATTCCCCCGTAGATACAACATGCGTCATGTCTATTGACAAAGACTTGAACATGCTACGAGGTTGGCACTACAACTTTGTCAAGGAG